CAAAGGATGATCATGTTCGACTTTGACTACAAGCCCCCGTTCGACTCGATGTACCCGCTGACAAGCGACAAACTCGTTTGGCTCGCGGATGCCCGCAGCAAGATCATGGCAAAGCAGATGGCGCAGGGAGAGTTCACCCCCAGCACGCTGCACAGCATCAAGGAGTACCTGCTTCGCATAACCGGCCTAGAGCCCGAGGAGTACGCAGGACTCACCGCCATCGGGATGTGGATCGGATGGGATCGCGAAAGCCGTGACCTCACCGAAGAGCAGAGGGCCGAGTACTGGGCGAAGTACGACGAGCCGGTCGAGTTGACCGACGAGCAGGCCGAGGAACTCGAAGAGGCCGGCGAGGACTTTCGAGAGTTTCTCGCTGAGCGAATGAACGAGCGCGCAGCGTTCGACGAAATCATCAACAACATCAACAAGGACTAGGACTTGTAGGGGGTAGCCATTGGCTGCCCCCTCTAGTCATTCACAAAGGAACAAGCATGGATATTTCACTACCTGAAGACGGAGTCATTTTCGAACTCGAATCCGGCGAACTGTCTGCCACGGTCATCTTGGCCGGCGACATGGCCATGAAGCATGAGGCGGGCCCGATCATTCATCAGACGTTGGACAAGAAGCGCGTAATCGTTGCATTCAACCAGCGCGCGTATAAGTGGCGGATCAAGAAGTTGATCGAGCACTTCGAAGAGCGCCGGCCATGGGAGGATCGCGACACGATCATCAAGGGATGTGTTGACGAGTTGAATCGCAAGTACATCGAACTCGCTACTGCAGCGCTGGGCGAGTACTTCATCAGCAAGGGCCTTGCTGGATTTGCCGAAACTGAGGACAATCCAGACGACGAAGTGTGATAGAACTTCACGGTATGCACATGGAGTTGGAGCCGGCCACCTGGAAAGAAGCGGCTCAGGCCGCTAGCGACATCATCTTCGGATGCGTGCGCGCGAAAGCGACAGTATCGGTCAACGATCTGTTGAAGCACCACGAGAAGACGATCGATGATTTCTTTCCTCGCCCGCAATCGGATTTACTGATTGCTCGGTGGTCGACTCTCGGCTCCATGGCTATCGAATACTCAATCAAAGACGAGATGCCAATCTCGCAGAAGACCCTGGTCACCACGCTTTGCAAGAAGCAGCACGACTACGGCCCGAACAACATCTTGCGGTTCGAGCAGCAGGGTTTAATGATTCGAGTGTGGGACAAGATTTCCCGCCTGGACAACCTGACGCAGAAGGATTACGATCCCGAAGTCGAAGAATCTCAAATTGACACATTGCTTGACATTGCCGGGTACTCAACCATTGGTATCATGTTGAGGCGAGGATGGTTCCGTCTCCCTCTCTGAGGGGGCTTTCCTCCACATAAACGGAACAACGCTGCTCGATGCAGTGACGGAAGGAATGGGCGGGACCGCCAGCAGCCGTCGCTAGAAGAACTGTCTCGAGGTCTGGTGCAACTCCAGCGCGGTCGTAAGGCTCTAGGGACCTTACGCCTATGATCAACGCGACGCCTGACTGCGTACGAAGTGATTAATAGGATTTGCCCCTTAATACCTCCAGGGTTCAACACCCTCTTGGGGGTAGGGGGGCCTATTCTCCCGCTCGACCTGGCCTACGACGAAGTAAGCGTATGGGTGAGAGTGGTACGGTGTGAGGGTGAAAGCCCAAACAACCAAGGGTTGGGAAAAGCCCAAACAATCTAGAGATAGGGATGGAGGCTCTATTGTGAGTAATGACGAACAACTGTCACTGTTTCCTGACAGTGATAATGAAGAAGTGGTTCCGGAACTTCCGCGAAACCCAAATTCGAAAGCCGCCCGCAATTATGTAAACGCGGTGCCGCGATCCGAAGTTCTCGAGGTCTTTGACTACTGGCGGCAAAAACTCCACCACTCGAGCGCTCATGCTGTCAAACTCACGGAAAAGCGCTATGCGCGTATTGCCGCGGCGATCAGCATTTACGGCGTGCAGACCTGCATGCTGGCCATCAAGGGATGCACAATGTCTTCCTGGCATATGGGGGAAAACCCTCAGGGCCTACGGTATGCAGATGTCTCTTTGATCTTTCGATCTCACGACCACGTGAACAAGTTCGTCGCTCTAGCCACGGGCGAAACAGATGCGGCCCGCGCGTTCCTAGAAGAAGATACGATCGAAGACGATGAATAAAGAAGAAATCGTCAAAACGGTTGACAGACTTTGTTCCGCCTGGAATCAGGCGCCGGCGATGCAAGCCAAGAAGGAAATGTACGAAACGTGGTATCACGTTCTTCAGGACCTCGAGGCCGCCGACGTATTGCGCGTAATTGACGATCTCATCGTCGAAGATGACCGGTTCATGCCTCGAGCGGGCACGGTGCGCAAAAGAGTCATGTCAGCCAAGGTTGAAGCCCCGCTGGAGCCCATCATCGCATGGCAGCAGTTCCGTTCGATAGCAGACTCTGCGGGAGCCGGCGTTGAAATGCTTGACATGCATCCGCTGGTGAGGGTAACCTTGAACCGCCTTGGGGGCACGAGCGCGTTTGGCCTCCACACAAATGGGGACCGTGAAGCGTTTCTCTCCGTGTACAGGCTCGTAGTCGCAGAATGGGAGAGGGACAACTATGGCATCAACCGAGGTCGATAACTTCCTCGAGCGCCTCAACGGTGTGCGTAAGGACGGCTCAGGGTGGATGGCCAGGTGCCCTTGCCGGGATGACGACAAGAACCCCTCGATGCATATTGCTGAGGGCGATGACGGCCGCGTGCTTGTCACGTGCCACCGGGGTACCCCCTGTTCCCTGGATCAGATTTGTACGGCTGTCGGTTTGGATGTCAAGGACCTGATGCCTCCCCGCAAGGAGAAGGAAGAAGAGCCGCGCCTTACCCTTGTCAAGGTTTACAACTACTACGACGAGGCGGGCGAACTGCTGTTCCAGAAGCAGCGATTCGTCGACCAGTTCGGCAAGAAGACTTTCCGCCAGCGCAAGCCTGATGGCCGCGGCGGATGGACATACTCGCTCGGATCAACGCCCAAGATTCTGTACAACCTGCCCGCAGTCATCAAGGCAAAGGCCGACGGTGAGCATATATGGGTTGTCGAGGGAGAGAAGGACGCCGATGCGGTGAATGCCGCCGGCGAAGTTGCCACGACAATGCCCAATGGTGCGGGCTCCTGGCAGAAGATTCATACCCAGGCTCTTGCCGGCGCGATGGTTACCATTATCGCTGACAACGATAAGCCAGGTCTCGAGCATGCCGCTCATGTGTTCCGCGAACTGAAGGCCGCCGGCTGCGAAGTTGAGGCGTGCCGGCCGCCGGATAATGCGAAGGATGTTGCAGAACTCCTAGGCCGCGGTGAAACGCTCGGTAGCCTTGTGCCCTACAACCCGTTGGACGAAGTGCCGGAACCGGTTGAGGAGCGCGACGAGTTCGAGGAACTGGTCGACGGTTTGCACAAGATCGCGGACAATGACCGGCTTACGATCCAGCAGAAACTCACGCGGGCCCGCAATGCCATCGATCGCATTCAGTTCGACGACGACGGGTTCTACGACAGTGGCACCCTGGTCGACTGGGCGGAGTTCATCGCAGAAGAGCTCAACGACGATTATGACTGGGTCATCCCTGGTGTTCTCGAGCGCAGCGAACGAGTGATCGTAGTGGCCGCTGAGGGCGTCGGTAAGACTATGTTGGCCCGCCAGGTAGCGATCCTGTCCGCAGCCGGCATCCAGCCATTCACCTGGGGGCGCATGAAGCCCATCAGAACTCTCACGATCGACCTCGAAAATCCGGCACGCATCATCCGGCGTACATCGGCCAAGATCATGCGGCAGGCACAAGAGCGGGCGAAGTCAACCAAGATCGAGGCGCATCTTCTCATCAAGCCCGCCGGCTTGGACTTGCTAACTGCAAAGGACAGGATTCTGATCGAGGACGTCATCGAGCGCACGCAGCCGGAACTGATCTGCATGGGCCCGCTGTACAAAGCCTTCGTTGATCCAGGCTCGAGAACCTCTGAAGCGATTGCGATCGAGGTGGCGAAGTATCTGGACTCGATCCGCACGCACTACAACTGCGCCCTCTGGCTCGAGCATCACGCCCCACTGGGGTCATCGGTAGGCGGAAGAGACCTGCGGCCATTCGGCTCCGCGGTCTGGTCGCGCTGGCCTGAATTCGGATTGGCATTAGAACCCGATCCAACGGCGACCGAACGGTATACTTATATTGTCAAAAACTTCCGCGGCGAGCGAGATGTACGCAACTGGCCAAAGCGGATGAAGCGCGACGAGTTGTTTCCGTTCAAAGTCATCGAGTTCCGGGAGCCATAGTGGCCGGCCTATCCAAAGAGTTTTTAGCCGAAAGAGATTTACGCATCTTCAAGATGCGCCAAGCCGGCGTATCTGTCAACGAAATTGCGCGACGTTTCGGCATCTCGGTGGGCGCATGTAACACCGCCATCCAGCGGCAGTTACAGAAGTTAAACAAAGAAGCGCTCATGGCGTACCCGGAAGTGCTTCGAATGGAACTCGAGCGACTGGACGCACTGCAGCAGGCCGTCTGGCCGATGACTCAGCACCGCAAGGTCACGCTCGACGACGGCACTGAAGCGACGGCGGAACCTGATCTCAAGGCAATCCAACAGGTGCTGGCCATCATGGACCGGCGGAGTAAGTTGTTGGGCATGGAGCAGACGAACATCGCTCTCACGGTAGACACAAATGACCAGCCGGCTCGAGCCGCTCTGGCGGGCGCTGACGCCCCTCTAGCGGTCTCCTCGGTGTCTGCAGAGGAAGAAGCGCGTAAGTTGCTCTCGATCATGGGTGCGGCCGGCGTATTGCCCGCAGAGACCGTACAGCAGATCATTGGGGTGGAGTCTGAAGCCCCGCTAGGACTTCCCGCAGCAGAGCCCCGCGAGGAGCGCGCGTATGAGTGACGACGGAACGCATGACAATCTGAACTCTGCGGTAGACCATGTCGCGGAAACGATGAACCTTTCGCGCGTATCGAACATCGGTACGAAGCCTGGAGCGCCGGCCTCGAAGCAAGTTCTTATACGCGCTACCGAGGAAGACCATGCCCGGTGGAAGGAAGCAGCCGAGAAGTCAGGCATCACGCTGAGCGAGTTCATTCGAGAGGCTGTGAATGCCTCTGCGAAGGAACTGCTCGAGTGTTCCCACCCCCTCGAGTACCGCCGCTGGAATCTTCGTGCAGAACGCTGCCTAAAATGTGGTGTAAAAATCCGCTAAATTTCTGGAAAAAAATGTAGAAAATTGTAGGAAAAAATATGGACGTTTTACTACTAATTATCTTCTGCATTGGATCGCTACTTATCGTTAACAGGATTACCAAATGAACAGGCCCGGCCGCAAACCCACCACCAACCCGACACTCACCATCAAACTGACGCCCAAAATCAAACGGCATCTGATTGAGGTTGCTAGCCTTAACGACATGTCGATCACTGAGTATCTGGTGACACTGATCGAGCGCGACGCCGGCCAGCCACTACAGTAAGTACCTATGAGTAGACAGCCCCAGGTAGCAACCACAACTGGCACTGTCTACCTACAGTTGAGGGTCCCAGGCTGGATGAAGAACAAGATCATCGAGCGGGCCGAGGAACTCGACACGAGTGTGAATGCCTTGCTGCTGACAGCAGTAAAGAAGTGGCTCGAGGAAGATGGAGCCTTGCCGCTACCACCTACAGCAGCCAGCCCATTGCCGACGACGGCGGATCAGATTCGTGCATGGGCGACTGGCCAGAAGTTGACGGGCCCCTGCGGACAGACGAAGTGTCCAGCACTCGACGAGGAAGGCCGCTGGCAGTCAGACGGCATGGGGTTCTGTACGCACTGCGGTATCCGGGTACAGTAAAAGGGGCCGCCCCTCGGATCACCAGTTCCCGTTGTTGATTGATTCGGTGATGCTTATGTGGAGGAGCGACCCCACAGTGATCTTACGCCAGCCCGAGCGGCGTGTCAAATCCTAGTCGCCCCACATCTGCGCGATTGTCGGTCGGATCGGTGTGATCCCCCGCTTGCGTTGCTCTGCGGCCAACTGTCGCGGTGTGAGGCCGGCCCATACGCCGTGCATATCCGCGGGTGGGAACTCCAGCGCGTAGTCCAGGCACAAGTCCTTCACCGGGCAGTTCTTACAAATCTGCCGAGCCTTTGTGATGTACGTAATGTCCTTATACTCCTTCGGGAACATAAGGTCGGTCTTGCCTCGACAGTTAGCGAGGTGAGTCCATGTTGGCTTTTGTGGGAGCATGTGGTGGCTGGTGGGGAGTGGTGGTGGTGAGTGGGGATTGTGTGTATAGC